GGGTACGGGATCAGCGCAGGGAGAACCTCTTTCACCGCAACGCGGAAGCTACGCCTCCCGCTGCCGGTGTTTGAGGCCACCGCCGGCTGGGCCCCTCAAATGATCGCTGCGACGGGACGCCTGCCGTTGGCACTTACCCCGCATATCCACCTAGGAGCGCGCAGCAAAGGGAAGTGGTCAGCCGCCGTTGGCCGCGGCAATGCCTTGCTCCATCGCTTCGAACGGGTCGTCGGTGACCGGAACCACCGCGGGACGGACGGCGCCGCCGCGCACCGGTCCGGGCGTGACGCGCGCTGGCGCTGGAGCAGGTGCCGGCGCCGCCGCGACCGCCATGGCCGGGATGCCGGCGTAGATCTTGCGCGCCGTCTCGACCCATTTCGCCGGCGGCGTGGTTTCCTGCATCGCGCGCAACGCGGCGACCAGCACGGGCGCCTTCTGCGCGTACTGCGGATCAGCGGAAAGCTCCGCGCCCAGGGCGTTCAGTCCCTCGACGCCGCGTTGCTGCTCGGCCTGCGCGTCGTGGCGCTGGTTCTCGATCTGGCGCCGGCCGCTGTCGAGCGCCTGGGCCTGCCGGAGCGCGGCAAGTTCCAGCGCCGCCGGTCGGCTGATCTCGCCCATGTTGATCTGCTGCTGCAGGTCCGGGTGATCGGCCAGTGGATCGTGCAGGCCGGGCACTTCCTTACCGAGCAGCTTGGCCAGGGCGGCCATTTCGCCGCTGACGATCGCATACGCCTGTTCGGCGGCGGCGCGATCGCCACCGTTCGCCGCGTTGACCACTTTCAGGTAATCCAGCGTCATTCCGTACTGCTGGGGCGTGGCGCCGGTGTCCTGCACCATGCCGATCAGCTCCTTGTAATCGGTCGCGTGCTGCACCAGCTCGGGCAGCTGCGCCACGTCCTTGATGCCGGCTTTCTCCAGCGCCTCCTTGATCGGCGCCATCGCCTTGATCTCGCCGGCCATCTCGCGGAAGCGCTCGGACGACTTGCCCTCCTTGAGCCCCAGCGCTTTGATCTCGGCCTCGGTGGTTTCATCCGGCGCGGGCTTGGCCTCGGCAGCCTTCGCAGCCGCAGCGGCATCGGCATCAGCAGCCACCGCCTCAGCGGTTCCGGGGACGGGCGCGGCAGCAGGATCGGCGACCGGGTCCTTGGCGGCTTCGGTAACCGGCGCCGCAGCTTCGGCAGGCTCGGCGGCCGTGCTCAGCCCCTCATCCATCGCGGCGAGCGCCGCCTCTTCGGCAGACGGCTCGGGCGCGGCAGGCGCGGCGGTCGTGGTATCGGTAGCCGGCGCGGCCGGCTGGCCTTCGATCAGTTCGTGGTCCATGGGTTACTCCGGTGACAGTGGGTTGCGGGACGTGGGCGAAAGCGGGTTGGTGGCGGATGGCACGCCGGGCGCCGGCATGCCGGGTGGCACGGGACTTGGCGGGCCGGGCTGACCGCCTGGCGCCGGCTGATCCGGTGGCGGCATCGCTCCCGGCATGCCCGGCGGCGGCGCGTTGCCGGACTGCGGGATCAGGCTGTCGATGTCGATGCGGTCGCCGGAGCGCTCAGCCGTGATCTTCAGCAGCCGCTCCAGCGCGTCGGCGATGTCGCCGGGATTCGACCCGCGTAGCTGGCCGATCTGCACGATGCCGTTCTGCAGCAGCGGCAACTGGTTCGCCCACGCCTGCCGTTCCGCCATCGTGTCGGGCTTGCCGCTGGAGCCGGCACGGATGTCCACGACGACCAGGCTGCGCAGATCGTCCGGGCCGGTGTAGTCGGGCCACATCGCATCGGGGCCGGCGATAGCCTGCGCATCCTCGGCGGTGACGTGCGCGCGCGCCAGCTCGGCGGTGTACTGAGCCATCTCGCCAAGCATGGTTTCCATGCCATCGCGCCGGCCACTGGTGCGGGCCTTGAATCCGCTCTGCTGGATATCCGCCTCGGTGGCGGTCTTGGCGGTGTTGATCGCGCCGGTCAGCGCCTCCTGCACGCCCCAGATGCGCTCCAGCTCCTGCGTGATGCGGCTGCGGTCGTACAGGCCGCGATCGACCGGCGCGTACGGTTTCTGGAAGAACACTTTGCGCAAGTCGACGTTCGGCATCGTCGTCTCGACGCCGGTCCACTCGCCCGTGGCGGCGCTGTTGATCTTGTTCATCACCTCCTGGCCAACCTGTCCCTTGTGGAACAGGATGCCGGGCAGGCTGCGGCGGCGATGCTCGGCTTCGGCGGAGCCGATGCGGTTGTAGTCATCGACCAGTTTTGCGCTGCGGCTGACCAGCGACTGCGGGTGCCGCTGCCCATCCACTTCGGACGTGCAGAGCACGAAGAACGGGTAAAACCGCGTCGTCGCGGTCGGGTTCCACGCCGGCTTCACCCACTTCTTAACGCCGTGAATGCCGGTCAGCACGCTGTTCGTGTCGCAGTCCCAGATTTCCTCCACCATCACGAAGTCGCCCGCGGTGTCGGAGCTGTATTCCATCGACGTGTTGGTGTCCTCGTACGCGTCGGCGTCGGCGGCTTTCGTCCCGTCGACCATGGCCGACTCGCGTTGCACCATCACCGGCTTGCGCGCGGCGAAGCGCGTCGCCTGCTTCATCACCTCGTCGGGCAGCTCGAACTCGGTCTGCGCGTCGCAGTAGCGCTTCGGGATGCGGTGGCTGTTCCACGGCGCGTCGACGTGATCGGCGATCGTGTAGCCGGGGGCGACCTGGAAATCCTCGGCCGGCACCAGGTCGATAGCGAGCCCACGCGCCACCACCTGCTCGGACTGGTTGCGCAGTGTCTCCAGCTGCCGCTCGTACTCGGCGCGCTTGGCGTCCTCTTCCGCGCCCTGCGCCTCATCAAGGTCCTGCCGCATGCGCGCCGCGCGCTGGATGTTCGCCTGCAGGTCGTTGATCGCGGTCACCGTCTCCGGGCTCGGTGCCGTGCGCTCCTGCCAGCTGACCTTGAGCACGCCCAGGCCGATGGTGAGCGCCGAACGCACCCAGCGGATGCCGCGGGCCTTCAGGCGGGCGTCCTTCCACAGCCGCGACACGATGATTTCCAGCGTCTCGGCGAAGGCTTTGGTGTCGCGCTGGCGGCGCTGGTAGCGCTTGCGGAGCTTTTCGTACTGCTCCTGGATCAGCTGCTCCTTGATCCCCTCGGCCGCCTGCTTCCCTGCCAGCGCCGCGGCCTGCTGGTCGCCGCCGCTGTCCTGCAGCACCGCCGCGAACGCCTGGTCATGCGCCTGCTGAATGTCCGGCAGGTCGCCCACGTAATCCTCGGCAGCGTCGCGCATCGCCTCCAGCGTCGGCGGCTCCGACGACGGCGACGGCCGCACGTCCACATCCGGGTCGCGGGCGTAGAGGAACGATTCCAGGATGTCGATGTACGTGCCGATCAGGTTCGCGTCAACCTCGAAACCGGAGTCTCCGCGGGCGTAACGCCGATCCTTCGCGTACTGCTCGCGCGCCGGCTCGTCGAACTTGCGGGCGGCTTTGACGCGGTCGAACCAGCGCTTGACGTCCGCCGCTTCCTTGGCCTCGGCCTTCTGCTTCTCGGCGGGGTCAGGTGCGACGACAGCCGCAGCCAACGGATCGGCGACAGGTGCGGCTTGCGTGGGGTCCATGGGCATCGTGGTCACCTGTAGTAACGGTCGCGATCGACGGCAGTCCGCTTGTCCGCGTTGTCGCGGGCGGCGAACCAGTCATCGGTGAAGGGTTTGGGTTCGGGTGCTGGCGGTGGTGGCGGCTGTGCGGCTTCAGGCATCTGGTCGATGCCGCGCGCCAGTAGCCCGCACACGTCCACCATGTCGTCGGCGCGGCCGTCCTGACCGGTGAAGGCGCAGAGCTGGTTGATCAGCCGATCACCCCACTCGGTGTTCGGAATCCAGACCTGGCCGGCACTGGCCAGCATGGCGAAGCCGAGCGCGCGGGATGCTTTGCTGCCGGCGGACGGGATCGACACGCGCTGCACGTAGGTCTTGGCTTTCTGCATCGCCTTGACGATGCTGCCGTTCGTGGTGCGCAGGATCACGCCCGACTCTTCGAACGCCATCAGCGGCTTGTTGCGGCGAATCAGCGTCAGCCAGCCCTGAATCCACACGTCCGGGTCTTCGCCCTCGCCCGTGTACCAGTCGATGAACCACAGGTCGCCGTTGCAGTCGAGGCCGGCGCAGCCATGTTCGGTGTTGTCCGGCTTGCGCTCCGGGTGGTCCGGGTCCTGGCCGCCGGCATAGTCGCTGGCGAGGAAGGTATTCAGCGCCGGGTGCTTGCCCAGCTCGTAACGGTTGAACCACTTCCGCTTGAACAGCAGGCCGGCTAGCGAGCGGCAATGACCTTCCCAGACGTGGTTGTACAGGTCGTCATTGACG